TTTTATTGATAGTCCAAACAGGAGTGAAACTCTGGATGATCTTTCCAGAAAGGTTAGTTTAGATATGGAACTATTTGGAGGTGCATATCTCGAAGTGATTTGGGGAATTGGGAAGGTTTCTGAAATATGGCATTGCGATTATACTAAGTTTAGAACAAATAAAGATAATACTCAGTTCTGGTATAAGGAAGATTGGAAAGATAACAAAGAAAAATATGAGGTTTACCCTGCATTCAATCCTAAAAACCCACAGGGAAAACAAATCCTTTATTTAAAGGAATACAGACCAAATGGCGGTGTTTATTCTCTGCCTTCATACTTTGGTGCTCTTAACTATATTGAGTCTGATATTGAAGTTTCTAAGCACGTTTTAGGCAATGCTAAAACAGGATTCTCCGCAAGTAAGTTGATTACCTTACCTAATGGTGAGCCTTCACCTGAGGAGCAGAGAGTTGTACATAATAAGTTTAAGAATACTTATACAGGTGCTGATGGTATCAAATATATGTTAGCATTTGTAAATGATGCATCCAGAAAACCAATAGTTGATGATCTTGGGCAATCTGATTTGACAAAAGAGGACTTCGGTAGGGTTGATGAATTGATCCAAACTAACATATTTAGCGGTCATCAGGTAACAACTCCATCAATTTTTGGTATTGCGGTTGCAGGTAAGTTGGGAACGAGAACTGAAATGAGAGATGGATATGAGATTTTTAAAAATACTTACGTTAATGGTAAGCAGATGTTTTTGGAGTCTGCATTCAATATGTTAGCAGGATATGCAGGATACGCAGAAGATTTAAAACTTTTAGATGCAGAACCTGTAGGACTTGAATTTGGTGAGGCTACACTTGCACAAATAATGAGCAAGGATGAAATGAGAGAGAAGATAGGATTGCAGCCGATAGAAGTAACTCAAACTGCAACAAATCAGGATGTAATTGATGCAATTAATTCTCTATCACCATTGGTGGCAAATAAAGTGCTTGAGCAATTGACTCCTAATGAGTTGAGAGCATTGATCAGTTTACAACCAAAAGAGGGTGGAGAGGTTTTAAATCCTGATCAGGCTCAATTTAAAGATGCTTTTCAAGTATTTTTTGAGTTCGGTGAGGATAAAGATAAATTTAATGTTTGGAAAACTAAGCATCTTTTTGGTGATGTTGAATTGTTCGCTGATGTAACTCAATTACAATCTAACGTTTTGGATTTGATCGTTAAAGATAAAAGAATAACTCCAGAGGTTATTGCAGATACATTAAAAGAGGATATTGGATCAATCAAAAGAGTGATAAATAATTTGGTTGATAAAGGATTTTTGAATGTTAAAGAAACTGTAATTGGTGAGGGAATTGATTCTAACATAATTATTGAAAGAACATTAACTGCTCCAATATCTGAAATAGTACAGAAAATAAAACCTGTAACTACTGAATTTTTAATTAGATATTCATATGAATGGAAAAAAGGAATTCCTACAGGTCAAAGAGATTCAGCTACTCACCCTTCAAGAGAATTTTGTAAATATCTAATGGAGGCAAATAAAATGTATTCCAGAAGTGAGATTGAACAAATGAGTGCAAGATTAGGATATTCTGTTTGGGATAGAAGGGGAGGTTGGTGGACTCAGCCTAATGGCAGTCATTCACCATCTTGCAGACATGAATGGGTTTCTAACATTGTAACAAGAAAATAAAATGAGTTTAAACATACTTTTCATATCAGTTGATACTATCAAAGATAGGACAGGACTGCACAATAACGTTGATGAAAAATTGATCCTGCCTGAAATTAAAGCAGCACAGGATATCTATATTTTACCTGCTTTGGGTTCTGCTCTTTACAATAGATTACAGGATGGTATTAATAACAATAATCTGACTCAGGCTGAAATAACCCTGATGAATGATTATATAGTGGACACATTAGTAAACTTTGTATTAAGTGAATTGCCACAGGGATTGAGTTTTCAATATTATAACAAAGGACTGCTAAGAAAAACAGGTGAGAATTTTGAATCACCTTCTATGCAGGATATGATCGATGTGGCAAATAGATATAAAGGCAGAGCAGAGTATTATAAACAAAGATTAATAAAGTATTTGAAAGAACAATCTGCACAGGGTAATTTCCCTCTATACTTGAATTGGGGTTCAGGTATTGATGCAGTAAGACCTGAACATGATGGCTATCATTCAACTATTTATTTAGGTGATGATACCTGTTGCGGTAAACCTACTTATAAAGATTTTAAATATATCTATCAGGGCTCAAATCCTCCATGCTGTTATGAGTAAACAAGCAAACTTAAAAAACCAAAAGAAATTGCAGATTTATCTGAAAAAACATGGCAACAACACTAACACTAAACCAAACGATAAAGGCTCTGACAGATTACGGAAACAACCACGCTCAAATTAATTTCGTTTATTTTGGTGAGGTTTATAATCGTTTGAGTCAGGAAGATGTGACATATCCTGCCATGTTTATTACACTTGAAAGTTCAAATATACTTGCAAAGCAGATTGAGTTCAGATTCAGTCTTTATTTTATGGACAGGCAATTGCAGGAAACAGAAGGTCAGGAAGTATTGTCTGATATGACTCAGGTTTGCGGTGATATTATTGCACAGATTAGAAATAACTCAAACATTTGGGATGCTCCTGATAATATTCCTTTGGAATATTTCGTTGAGGGTGATCCAGATTATTTGGCAGGTGTGAGAGCAGATGTGACTTTAACTTTACCATTGATTAATGACAGATGTCAAGTCCCAACTAAATAACTATGGAGTCTAAAAAAATAAATCAGTTAGCGACAAATGTAAATCCACAAACAAGTGATTTAACTACCATTGGTGATCCAATCACAGGTCAGTTAAAGAAAATCACATGGTTGCAGGTTGCTCATTTGATTGGTGCTCAGGCATCAGTTACTTTGCAGCAGGTTACAGATAACGGAAATACAACAACTGATCCAATAACTACAGGAGGTTTAACTTTAACGAATATAGGAACAGGAGTTGTTAGATCAACAAATGGTGAGGTTGTAGGTACATATGGATATGGTTTGGCGAATGGTGTTGCAACATTGGATTCAGGCGGTAAGATTCCTGCTGCTCAGTTGCCATCTTCGGTCATGGAATATAAGGGAACATGGAATGCATCAACTAACACTCCAACTCTTGCTGATGGTACAGGTGATAATGGTGATGTTTATTTGGTAAATGTTGCAGGTTCACAGAACTTAGGATCAGGTACAATCTCATTTGCTGTAGGTGATTGGGTTGTTTATAACGGAACAATTTGGCAAAAGTCTTTAAATAGCAATGCAGTTGCAAGTGTCTTTGGCAGAACAGGTACAATAACTGCTCAGGAGGGTGATTATAATATTGATCAACTTGGGGATGTTGCAATAACATCTGCTGCTGCTAATGACTATTTAAGATATACAGGATCATCTTGGGTTAATACCCCTTTCCCTGCATTGTTATCATCTGATAAACTTGTTCTTGCTGTTAGAAATAACTCAGGAGCAACAATTAATAAAGGAACTGTAGTTTATATTAATGGTGCAACAGCAGGTTATCCAACAATTGCTAAGGCTCTTGCAACAGGTGATTCAACATCTGCTCAGACAATGGGTGTTGTTCAGGATAATATTTCAAACAATGCTAACGGATATGTAGTTGCATTCGGTCAAATAACAGGTATTGATACATCTGCATATACTGCAGGAACTCAATTGTATTTGTCATCTACAACTGCAGGTGCTTTTACAAGTACAAAACAATATGCTCCTAATCATCTCGTTTATGTTGGGGTTGTAACTACACAGAATGCTGTGAATGGTGTGATTGAAGTTAGGGTTCAAAACGGTTATGAACTTGATGAAATTCATGATGTTTCTGCACAGAATCCATCAAATAATGATGGTATATTTTATAATACAACAACTTCTCTTTGGGAAAAGAAAAGCATTGCAACTGTTTTAGGTTATACTCCTGAGCAGCCTTTGACTTTCTCTGCTCCTTTAAGCAGATCAACAAATACGGTTTCAATTCCTGTTGCAACATCATCAGCGAATGGTTATTTATCATCTACAGATTGGGCAACTTTCAATAATAAGTTGACAAGTCCAATGACTACTTTGGGTGATATTATTTACGGAGGTGCATCAGGTGCAGCTACCAGACTTGCAGGGAATACAACAACTACAAAACAATATTTATCTCAAACAGGTAACGGAACAGTTTCTGCTGCTCCTGCATGGGCAACAATATCAGGATCAGACATCACAGGTGCTGCATTGACAAAGACAGATGACACTAATGTTACATTGACTTTGGGAGGCACTCCTGCAACTGCTTTACTTAGAGCAGCATCTTTGACATTAGGATGGACAGGTCAATTAGCAATTTCAAGGGGAGGAACAGGAGCATCAACAAAGGCTGCTGCTTTTGATGCTTTATCACCAATGACAACTTTGGGTGATGTAGTTTATGGAGGGGCATCAGGCACAGGTACAAGATTAGCAGGTAATACAACTACAACTAAACAATACCTTTCACAGACAGGTACAGGTACTGTTTCTGCTGCACCATCTTGGGCAACTATTTCAGGAACAGATATAACAGGAGCAGCATTAACTGAAACTGATGATACAAATGTCACTTTAACATTAGGAGGAACTCCATCAACAGCATTGTTGAGGGCAGTATCACTTACATTGGGTTGGACAGGTCAATTGTCTGTTGCAAGAGGAGGAACAGGTGCTGCATCATTTACTGCAGGTCAAATTCTTTATGGTAACGGAACATCTGCAATATCTACATCAGCTACATTCACTTATACTCCAACATCAGCTTTACTTGTTAATAATTCTGTAACTGCTGCAACTGCAATTGCAAGAGGTATAAACTTTACTCCAACACTTGTAGCTGCTGCAAATAATGATGTTCTTATTGGAGTGGATGTTGCACCCTCTTATACAAATGGTGCATTTACAGGAGTTTCAAATATTGGTTTAAGAATAAATGGAAGTGTTGCTGCTGCAAATAATTATGATGCATTAATATTAAGAAATGCATCAGATGGGGGAATAAAAGTAACTTTTACAAATTCAGTTGCTGCTGAACTTGCATCAATTACAGCAGGTGTTGCAGGAACAGGTGCAGGAACAGATGATGGTGTTTTATTATTTAGAACATCATCAAATGCTGTTGCTGCTGATAGAATGAGTATTAATGCAACAGGAACTGTAAGATTAAATGCTTACACAACTAATGGACTTCTTTATGTTTCAGGAGGTACAGGAACAATAAGTTCTGCTGCAAGAACAATTAATGGGACAACATTTGATGGTTCAGCAAATATAACAATAACTGCAAATACTACAAATGCAGTAACATTTAACAATGGAGGTGCAGGTGCTGCATCGGGAACAACATTTGATGGTAGTGCTGCAAGAACAATATCACATAATACTATTGGTGCTTTAGCATTAACAGGAGGAACATTGACAGGTGCTTTAAGTGGTACAACTGCAAGTTTTACAATAAATTCAAATGCCTCAGTTATTGGAGTTTTATCAAGAAATACAAGTGCAGGAACTGCTGCAGTTACTGGATTTGCACTTGGAAATGATGCGTCAGCGAATGCAGGAGGTATTGCATTATTTGGAAGTTTATACACTTCTGCAACTCAGTACAGAGCAAATGGTACTTATGTTTATTCAAATCTTGCAGGTGGATTAACACTTCATGCAGAAGGTGCTAACTCAATGTATTTAGCAACTAATGGAACTGTTGCACTTACAATAAATTCATCACAGGCAGCAACTTTTAGTTCTGTATTTGCAGGATATGGAATGAGCATAACAAATGTTCAAGATAGTGCACAGGGTTTACTTTTAAGATCATCTGATAATGACACAACTTTATATCTTGCGAGATTCCAAAGTTCTGTAGGTGCAACATCAACAACATGGGTTGATAGATTTAGCATTGCAAAGAATGGTAGCACAGTAATTGGTGATAATGCTCCTTTTGTAAATGTTAGATTGTTTGTAAAAGGTGAAGATCAAACTGCTGCCAACTATGCGTTAAATGTTGCTGATAGTTTAAATCAGGATATTGTTTGGTTTAGAAATGATAAAGTAACAAGATTTTTTGGTGAAGTTGGAATTGGTGTAGTTCCAACATCTGGTAATAGATTATGGGTGAAGGGAAATGATTCTACATCAAGTAATACATCTTTTATAGCACAAAATTCATCAAATGCCTTTCTATTATATGTTAGGAATGATGCTAATATAGGTATTAACAATTCTGATCCTGTAAAAACTCTTGATGTCAGAGGTACATTAGCCATCTCAAATAGTGCAGCAAGTTACTGGTATATTGATAGAGATGATTCTAATGGTAGATTTAAAATATTAACAGATGCTAATGCTGATAGATTTGCAATTACAACAGGAGGTGATGTTTATTTGAATAATGCTGCTGCATTATTTTTTGGTCCTACATCAGTTACATATATAGTTGGAAGTACTACTTCAATGAGTTTATATGTTGATAGTGGAGAGAAATTAAAATTAACAACTACTTCTGTTCTTGCAGGTAATCCATCCGAAGGTGCAACAGGTGAAGGTTTAATTGCGGGTAGATCATTTAAAATAGATGCAACAGGAACAGGACAGACTGCTAAAATGTATGTAGTATCAAATACATTATCTGATACATATGGTAGTGGATTAACTGCACAATTTGCAAACTTTGCAGGTGATAAAGGTTTTGGATTTAATCTAAATACTACAGGCGGTTTTGAAATATATTTAAGAAATACTACATGGAATAAAGCAGTTACAATAACAAATGCAGGTAGAGTTGATGTAACTCAAGGTGTTAAATTTGGTAGTGGGGCAACAGCATTAAACTATTATGAAGAAGGTACTTGGACTCCTGTATTAAGAGGTACAGGAACAGCAGGAACATTTGGATATCAATATAGATCAGGTTCTTATGCACGAATTGGTAATCAAGTATTTATAAGATGGGGATTCAAATTAAACTCTGTGAGTGGAAGCCCTACAGGAACGATGCAAATAACAGGATTACCATTTACATCTGTAACATGGAGTTCATATCAAGAACCTGGAACTGCAGTTTCAACAGGTTTATTAGCAACAGCAGATTATGCACAGAGAGCAAGAGTATTCGTTAATAATGCTGCAACTTCTATGGAAGGAAGAATAATAAATAATTCAGATACACCATGGGATATATCTCAGTTTAGTGGTGATGAATGGGTTATTGGAGAATTATTTTATAACGTAACATAAAATTAAATAAACATGGCATTATCAGAAATTGTAAAAATTGATCAGATTGAAATTGTAGAAACAGGATCAATTCAAATTAGAACAGCAACAATTATTGAAAAAGATGGAGTTGAAATATCCAGAACATTTCACAGGCACGTTGTACATCCAAATGAGGATATATCAAAGGAAGATGAAAAAGTTCAGGCAATAGCTAAGGTTGTATGGACTGATGAGGTTATTGAAGCATATAAAAAATTAATAGAGAAAAAAGAGGACATTTTATAAATTATTTGTTAATTTAGCTAAAAATTTAATTAGTTATGACTAACAAAGATTTAATTCAAGTTGCTAATTTGATTGCAGCAAACATGGGTGATCAATCAACTAAAACCCAAAAAAAGTTATTCAAAATCTATGAAAAATTAAAACCTTCTATTGATAAATATCAGGAAGGTATTGAAGAGATTAGATTGGATAATGCATCTGTAGATGATAAAGGTAATTTAATCACAGATGAAAAAAGTGGTTATAAGTTTACTAAGGATGCTGCTAAAAAGATTAATCAAAAACTCAAAGAACTTAATGAAAAAGAAATTGAATTTAAACCTATTGAGGTACTCAACCCAGATGGTTTAGAAATTCATGTATATTTGAAGGGATGGCTAACAGGAGTTGAATTTAAGCAAGATGAGGAATCTGTTGATCTGTAGCCTGTTATTAACAGGATGCCTTTCTGAGAAAAAACTTGCGGAAACCTGTGCAGAAAAATTCCCTGTCAAAGAGGAGATAAAAGAGGTTTTAATCATTGATACAGTACAATCTTTACCAGATACTGTTGTGGTTCATTTTAAGGACTCAAATTTCACTTTTGTCTGCCCACCTGTACAAACTATCACCAAAACAAAAGAGGTCATTAAAACGCAGGAAAATACTGCTAAAATCGAATCCTTAAAAAAGGCACATCAAAAAGAGATGGAAAGCTATATTAAGGATTTTGAGATGCATGAGGAAAAGCACAATAAAGAGATTGAGAAATTAAAGAAAGATTTAATCAACTCTGAGGAAAAGGTGGAAAGCCTGAGGAAATTTAAACGATGGTTTATACTATTAATATCAGGAATAATACTTTATTTTGTTATTCGTAATAGGTGGTTAAGATTCCCTCTGTAAGTTCAGAGGGTTTCTTTTTTTAGTGCATATATCAGTTTTAACCTGATTTATTTACTACATAATGTGTCATAAAAAGCACTATTTGAGCGATAAATGAGCCGAATATGAGCCACAATCGGCTCACTATGTCCATGTTTTTATAATATTTGATGAGCAATTTGCATGGATTTTTCTGAAAATTTATTTTGTTAATTGTAAAATAAGGTTTATATTTGAAATCTAAACCACTTATTTATGCAACTAAAACACATCAAATCAGATGTATATCATCTAATTGCAGGTGATTACATGAATTGTTTTCTCACAGAAAAGGAACTTCTCAGATTAATTAAAGACAATGACATTGCCTATGTTTACAAAACACCAATAGGGTACTTTGTAGATCATGATTTAGGGCAACTTCCATTTCATCATTATTTGAAAGTAATTTCTCAAAATGCGTTAGATTCTATTTGTATCATTTTAAATAACGACATATATGAGCATCAATAAAATTTACTTACCATTAGGTTGCGAATCTATAATTAAAGATGAATTTAAAGAAAGAGTTTTAATTTATCTTTATAATGAAACAACTATTTCAGTTGAGTTTCAAGATCAATTAACTAATTATGATTTAGCTATGCTATTTTTCGCAGGTGCTAAATGGTCAAATGAATTAGGCAAACAATTTTTAAATAAAACCACTTAAAATGAACACAGTAAAAATCAAAGGAAAGGACTATGTACCTGTACATGAAAGGATTAAATGGCTCAATGAAAATTATGAGTATAATATCCAATCAGATTATCAGTATTACCCAGAAAGAAAAATGTGGGTAGTAAAAGCAACTCTCACAATTCATGGGGCAGAAAGAGATTACATTTACACAGGATTGGCTCAGGAAATTGAATCCGACAATTATAGAGAGGTTAATCATACATCTGCTCTGGAAAATGCAGAAACATCTGCTGTAGGCAGAGCCTGTGCAATGGCTAACATTGGAATTGATACAGGCATTGCATCTGCTGATGAAGTCCAGAAGGCAGTTAATAGAGTTGAGGAAATAGACGAGGAAGGCAGAATGTATTTGCTAACTCTTTTAGAAAATACAACATATGAGGAAAGACAAAAGGAGCAATTAGCAGTCAGGATTAGCAGCATTAAAACAAAGGCTGAATATGAAAAGGCTCTGATTAACCTTAATATGAATCAGATTCAGGATCAGGACAGGATCAGCATGGGTTTAAATTACTCACAATCAGATATTAAAAAAACTATAAAGAATGTTAGAGAAGTACAATGAGCACTACCAAAGGATGATCAAATATCTTGAGCAGCCTATGCCAAAAGAAATTGAGGAACTGATTGATAGATTAAACAACCTGACAATTTTAATGACAAGATCAGGGCAGTACCTGACTGAATGCCAATATAAAATTGATGAGGTTGTAGATATTGAATGTAAAGTAAACCTTGAACTATTGGATAAATTCTCAGCATCAACATTTAATATGATGATAAAGGCTAAGGCAAAGGATTGGAATAGGCTAAAAACAGGATTTGAAAGATGCAACTCAGCATCTGTTCACCAGATAGATGCCATCAGAACTTTAATCTCTTACGAAAAAGCAAAAATGCAAATATTATGAACTCTTACCAAAAACTCCCCCCACAGGAACGTATGGTTATCGTTGCTAAAATCTACCACCATATTTGGTATTCAGAAGATAGATTTCAGGAATTGATGACTACATTAGACAATTGGGATATGAACCCAACAAAGGAAGCTAAATTTTTAAATCAAATAACAGATGGATCAGAACTCACAGAAACCGAACTTCGCTAAGGGTATTTACTTGACAAAGAAACAAGGCAAAAAAGGAGAATTTCTTGAACTTGCTTTTAAAGATGGTGACTCATATAAAAAGTATGTTTGTTTCCAGAGCAGTAAAAAGGATAAATACGGAAATGATTTCTATGTAATTTATGAAAAAACAAAAGAGGCAAAGGAGGACTTACCATTTTGAAACAAGAACAAAATCTTACGAGATTATCTATACAAACTCTCATCAAAGATCATTACGAAATGATTAGCAAACTTGAAAAATTGCTCGATGAATTTCCTGTAATTGAAAGAGTTGCAAGGCATAAACGCAGACCTGCAGATGAAATTATATCAATAGTTAATGAGGTATTTAATACTAATTGTCAGGAAGCATCCAGAAGGCAAAGAGTAAAGGATGCGAGGCATTGTGCAGTTTATTTTTTAAGGCAATATACAGACCTAACCTTAAAGGATATAGGAGAGCACGTTAGTACAGGAGCACATCATACAACTGTGTTGCATAGTATTAAGACCTGTAAGAATTTAGTTGATGTTGATGAATTATTTGCTGAAAAATTTAGTCAGGCAAAAATATTAATAGATTCTAAGTTGCAATTGATATAAATATTTGTATATTTGCGACATGAAGGAGGCAGCCTTCTATATGAACAAATTACTTTCCCTGATGGGTGCGGAACTGCCTTTCCAATCCCATTCAGGGATTTTTATTTTATGGCAAAAGATCCTGCAGTATTATTTTATACAAGTGATTTTCTTAGTGGTACATTCTCAATGACTAATGATGAGGTTGGTATGTACATTAGATTACTATGTTTACAACATCAAAAAGGTAAGCTAACAGAAAAGGATATGCAGAGCATATGCAAAGCATATGTACAAGATGTATATGAAAAATTTGATTTAATAGATGGTCATTATGTAAATAAAAGAATGCATGATGAATCAGAAAAGAGGTCAAATTATACTAATTCGAGGAGAAATAATGCAAAAACTAAGCATATGCCTGAGCATATGCAACAGCATATGCCTAACCATATGGAAAATGAAAATGAAAATAGAAATGAAAATATAAATAGAAATAAAAAGAATGTAAAACCTACAATTTCAGAAGTTGAAGATTATTTTCTTGAAAAAGGAAGTACAGTTGAAAAAGCAAAACAAGCATTTGAGTATTATGAAACTGCTAATTGGCATGATTCAAAAGGTAAACCTGTAAAAAATTGGAAACAAAAAATGTTGGCGGTTTGGATTAATAACTCTAATTTTAACAATAACTTTAAATCACCTAAAACGAAAATTGAGAAATATGCAGAATGGTATAACAAACTCACAGCTAATCTCAGCAGCGAAAAAGACAGCGAGGTTAGCGGATTCATCAACTGAGGAAATTTATGAAATTCTAACACAGTCAATGATCCTTTTGGGAATAAAGGATGATAGGCTGCCTTCTGAATTTGAAATGAAGTATATGGCAAGAATGATGAAGGTTGATTATGCTAACTTACCAATAGGAGAGTTTAAATTAGCATTTGATCTGATGATTAAAAACAAGTTGGATGAAAACCCTGAAACATATCAAAACTTTTCAGCCTTGTATCTTTCCAGATTAATGACATCATATGCGAGATGGGCATATAAAAACTATATAGAAGAGAAACCAGAACCTGCAAAACAAATAGCTGCTCCACAGATATCTGATGATGAAATACTTAAAACAAGTTTAGAGATATACAAAAAGCATAAAGATTGGAATCATATTTTTATGGGTTTAAAATGCTTTAATATTATCCACAAAAGAGGAATAGTTACTGACTTTGAAGGTACTTTGAAAAGAACAGAGGAGGCAATTAGAAAACAATATCAATATGCATCCCACAAAGAAAGAAAAGAAATGAATGAATTTTTAGAGGATGATGAACAGATGGAGTTAGCCTGTAGAAGAATGGCAGTTGCTGAATATTTCAATAAATTAATCTAACTTTATGAAGTGTAAACATTGTTTTAAATTTTATACAGTTACGATTCATAATGGCAAAACAGGTAAAACAGACTGCCCACATTGTGGAATCATCCAAAGAACTGACTGCATCAGACCTTACAAAATGGGCGAAGGCAGAAGGGGAAAGATTGGGTATGAGGCTGAACAGAGTCAACAATATACCTGTGAGGAGGCGAAAAGGAACAATAGAGAAAGGATGGGCAGACTTGCAGGGATATAATCAATTAGGGTTATATGTTGCAATTGAGGTTAAAAAAATAGGGGATAGGTTAAGTAAAGAACAAACTGAAAGACTGAACGATGTTATTGATTGCGGAGGGATAGCATACATATGTACACAGCAAGGTAAAAATCCAATTTTGAACAAATGGACAAAAACGGAATCTTAACTGAGTTGTGGAATAGCGAGGAGGTAAATCAGGCTATTAAGAAAATGCATCCTGTGGAGTTGCAGGATGATTTGAAGAGTGAAGTATTTCTGATTTTGGCTGAACTTGAAGATCAGAAAGTTATTGAGTTGTATGAAAGAAAACAGATTAGATTTTACATGGTAAGGATCATGCTGAATCTGGTTCAGTCAACAGATAAAAAGTTCTTTAAAAAATACAGGGATTTTGTAGAGTGGCAGCCAATAGAAAAGATTGATGAACAGGATGTTGATGTTTCAGAAAATGTTATGCAGCATATTGAGGGATTATATTGGTATCAAAAGGAAATATTAAGGCTCTATGCTTTTGAGTTTAAATGTAACGCAAAGGAGTTGAGCAGACAGACAGGGATTCCATATATGAGCATAATAAGAACTTTAAACCAGACTAAAAACGAATTAAAAAAACTTATAAGAAAATGATAATTATTGCAGCTTTAATGTTTTCAATATTCTTTGTTGAAATACATAGATTTGATCAGAAATGGAAATTAGATTTTAAGCCTTTCAATTGTGCGAGTTGTATGGCAGCATGGATAGCATTGGCACTTTATTTTTTGCCTGTAGAGATTACAGAAATAATGGCTTATATGTTTACTGCAGGATCACTTGCTCCAATTATGAGAATGTTATTTTTAAAAATTTATAAAATATTAATATGAAACAAGAACACAAAGATTATTTGGAGGAACATATAGGAAATTTCCATACAGTCCAAAATGGATATGTAAGAAATTTAGATATTCAACTACTCGACATGTATGAACATATCTACAAACTCTATCTTGATCCGAACTTTGTTTTGACTAAATGGTGCAGCAGTTGCGTTATGGATATGCAGAAAAGACTATATAGTTATTATTTAAGTTTGCCACAGGAGCAGGTTCAAGATTTGCCAATTGTACAATATGATGTACAGGAAGTTGTACAACCTAAAAAGAAAGGCAGACCAAAGAAATGAGAATACTTGCAATAACCTCAAAGTTTT